AGCTGTCGCGGATTGCCAGAGGCCAGGACGCCGGGGAAGATACGATTTTGGATTTGATAGGCTATCTTGTGCTTTTGAGGGTGTTGCATAGGGCAGGGGATAAAAACGCCGTGTAGGGGCAAACAGGCGCGGAAAAACGGGGATAACGAAAGGGGGAAGGGAATATGTTTGCACATCAGGTGATTGATGATTTAGAGAAATTGGATGACTGTGGATATTATCAAAAATCATGGGCTAATTTAGTGCCTTTAATAAAAAAATCACAATGTTTTCACATGGGGGATATAAATGATGTATTAAATTCAGTAAAACATGAAAAAGGTGGTTATATATTTATTGATAATGCTTCTTTTATGAGGCTTCCTCATAAATTTTGTTGGTTTGATGCAGTCACCAACGATGCAAATGATGGGGCGTTAAAATTTGGAGCAATTATATTTAATTACGACGAACACGTAATTAGTGCAATAATTTTTATATTTCCTAAAATAAAGCCTGTTTGGATGTTGGTACCTATTGAATTTGTATTTAACATTGAAAAAGAATTTACAACTGAACAAATAAAAAAATTATTTCCAGGAACAAAGCCTCCTAAATTTCAAACATCTGATGGTTGTTTTTCGAAAATGATGATTAGGGCGCTTATTCCAGGAATTGAAGATAAAGTACAAAATATGGCAGCTATAGGACCAAAATATTTAACAGCTATAGAAAATACCATATTGCTCCTTAACTGCAAAAACATCCAGACGGAAACGATCAAGGCGCCCGAAGCTCTGAATAAAAAACGCCGACGAAACGGAAAGCAGGAAATCTTTGATTATCATGTCCTGAATGTTGTTGTGCCAGGTAAGAAACGCGGATATTCTCCTAAGACGGAACCACTATCTCATAACCGGGTGCATCTTTGCCGTGGTCACTTCAAAGAATACACTTCTGAGCATCCATTATTTGGTCATCTTACCGGACTTTATTGGTGGCAGCCTCATGTAAGAGGCCAGAATAAAAGCGGAATTGTAGTTAAAGATTACAATGTTAAAACAGCTTAGGTAAAAGGGGAGGTTTCAGCCTCCCCGGTGGTGGTGTGGTTAAGAGATTTCTGAGAACATCCCGTGATTTTCACGCCTTGCTTTCTGTGATTAAATCAGTTACGTTTATCATCTGGATGTGTTATCGAACGTGAACACATAAGAGGGGAGCGAACAAACACAAATGCCGAATAAAACCCTGCGCGACATTGCGATTGAAATAGGGATCAACGTCAACACGCTGAAGTCGCGGATTTATCGCGCTGAAATGGCGGGGAGGCCGAGGGTGAAAAGGGATTATGAAAGCAAGCGCCGCTCGCCGTTATGGAAGCGCAACGGGGACATAAGTCTCGGGGATCATTGCCCGAAGTGCGGGGGGTCGGTGGAGCATCGCATGGGCAGGAGAATTGACCGCTGCATTATGTGCGGGCTGACTTCGGAGAGCATGAGTTTTTACGACGCGGTGAACTGCCGGCGGGTGGATATTAAAACGGCGCTGGTGCTGATGAGGTTAAACAGTTCTTGACAACATTTTTTGGGATGGGATGATGAAGCATGGCGAAGATGGGACGACCGAAAAAAAAACAAATACCAAAAAAACATCCGGGAGGCAGGCCGGAAAAATACAGGCCGGAGCTTTGCGAATTGGCGGGCCGTGGCTGTATGCTTGGTGATACGAATGATGTCCTTGCTACACGCTTTGGTGTAAACGTCGCCACAATTAAGCGATGGATGAACAAATACCCGGAGTTTTGCGCCGCCATAAAAAAGGGCCGCGAGGAAGCCGATCAAAATGTTGCAATAAGCCTTTATAAACGGGCGATTGGATACAGCCACCCGTCAGAGGAATTGTTTTTCTATCAAGGTAAAGTGACGCGGGTTCCGACAACAAAACAATACGCGCCCGACACGGCGGCGGCGATTATATGGCTTGGAAACCGCCGCCCGGACTTGTGGAGGGCGAAACCGGAACCGGGCGATGGAGGGGATGGAGATCCAGCAACGCCTGTTAAAATAGTTATCCAGGTGCAAGACGCAAGTAGGGCGGAAAATAACACTTGACGCTAAATATTAATAGTGGTACATTTTATGACAGATAATGCAAAATATGAAAGGGTCATGAAATGGCAAAAGCGATTGATATTACCGGAAAGATTTATGGGAGATGGACGGCTATTAAATTTATGCACAAGGTTGGCCGGTTCCATTACTGGCTTTTTAGGTGTTCTTGCGGCACCGAAAAGGTATTTTACAAGGGGCATGCAGTTGGATCGAACTCGTGTGGATGCCTAAACAAGGAACAAAAAACAACCCACGGAAAGTCTAAAACGAAAATTTATGGCGTCTGGAAGAGTATGCGGAGCCGATGCAAAAACCCAAACGTCAAGTCGTATCCAGACTACGGCGGAAGGGGTGTAAAGGTTTGTGAGAGGTGGGAGTCTTTTGATAATTTTTACGAAGACATGGGCGATCCGCCGTTCATAAAGGCAGAAATAAACAGAATCAACAACAATGGAGACTATGAGCCGGGCAATTGTGAGTGGATCACGAAAATAAAGAATCTTACAAATACACGGCAAAATGTCGTTATCGTTGCTTTCGGAAAGTCAATGACGGAATCAGAATGGGCGAGGGAAACGGGACTTGACCGCACGGTTATTTCGTACCGAATCAAGCATGGTTGGCCTGCTGAAAAGGCGCTCACGACACCGGCAAGGCCGATAAAAAGAGGGAAGGGAAATGATAATAAAGACCACGGCCAATATCCCGCAAGGGAATTTCCTCAATCTTTCGCAAAGGTTTAGGATGTTTTGCGCTGGTTATGGCGGAGGGAAAACATGGGTGGGCTGCATGGCCATGTGCAAACACTTTTGGGAGCATCCCCGCGTGAATCAAGGCTATTTTAGCCCAACTTATGGAATGATCAGAGATATTTTCTACCCAACAATCGAGGAAGTCGCGTTCAATTTCGGCCTATCGGTTGAAGTCAAGCAGGGCGTGCATGAAGTCGCTTTCTTTTCCGGGCGTCAATACCGGGGGACAACGATTTGCCGGTCAATGGACAAGCCGGGAAACATCATCGGCTTTAAAATCGGCAATGCGCTGATTGATGAACTCGACACGCTGCCGACAAACAAAGCGGAAGAGGCATGGAATAAGATCATCGCCCGCCTGCGTTACAACATACCGGGGGTGAAGAACGGCATTGACGTTACGACCACGCCAGAGGGTTTCCGCTTTTGCCATAAGAAATTCGTTCAGGCGTTACAGGACAACCCGGAATTGACAAAAACACACGCGCTGGTTCAGGCCTCCACTTATGAGAACGCAAAACATTTGCCCGCCGATTATATCCCTTCACTGCTTGAAGCCTACCCGAAAGAGCTGATTGAAGCCTATTTGATGGGGCGGTTTGTTAACCTAACAAGTGGAACCGTCTTTTATGCGTACAACCGGAACGCTCACAACTCCACGGAGACAATTCAGGACGGCGAACCCTTGATGATCGGCCAGGATTTCAACGTGGGGAAAATGGCCTCCGCCGTTATCGTTCAGCGGGCGAACGGTTATCATGCCGTTGCGGAGCTGAAGGACGTATTTGACACACCGGCGCTGATTAAGATCGTGAAGGAACGCTGGCAAGAAAAGGCGCACCGGATCATCGTTTACCCAGATGCAAGCGGCGGGAGCCGAAAGACCGTTGACGCCTCGAAGTCCGACATTTCCCTGCTTACGCAGGCGGGCTTCACAGTGCGGGCGAATCCATCAAACCCCGCCGTCAAGGATCGTGTGTTGGCGGCAAACAAGGCTTTCGAGAATGGGAAGCTATGGGTCAACGCGAAAGAATGCCCCACGCTGGCACGCTGCCTTGAACAGCAGGCCTATGATGACAACGGGGAGCCGGATAAAACAACCGGCTTTGACCACATGAACGAGGCATTTTCTTATTTTGTCGCTTATGAAATGCCGATCATTCGGCCAATGAGCAGATTGAAAATCGTCGGAATATAAGGAGAAAACATGGAAACGAAAAGCCAAGTCAGTAAGACGCACCCCGAATATGACCGGATGAGCGATAAATGGCAGCGTTGCCGTGATTGTGTGAGCGGCGGTGACGCGGTAAAGGCCGCCGGAACGCGATATTTGCCGAGACTTGCCGATCAGACAGATACCGATTATCAAGCGTATAAAACGCGGGCCAGTTTCTTTAATGCTACATGGCGCACGATTCAGGCGCTCACCGGGATGCTCTTTCGCC